TATCTATTCAGATTCAGGAAGTCCGACAACTGAAATATTTAAATATACTGGCAGCGATCAAACATTCACTGTACCTGCTACGGCGGATTTAACTACAGTACCTTCTTCATAATCAAATAAAAAATGAGAGTGAATATTATATGCCACATGAAGAAAATAAACAACATTCTGGACAATTACTGACTTCTTCTTTCGAAAGGACTTGGTATTGGTATTTCGAATCTTTATTCTGGCCAGAACAAGTAATGAGAATTCGAGAAATTTGCGAACAAAAAGACGAAGAAGAAGCGGTTACAGTGGGAACGGAAGGTAAATTTCCCGATCACGGCGTAAGAAAAAACAAGGTGTCTTGGCATGATAATGATGAATTATATACTATGTTAAGACCGGTAATGGAACGGGTAAATGTTTTGTCTGGATGGAACTACAACCTTACTGCAATTGAACCAATACAGTATACCATTTATTATGGAGATGAAAACCATTATGATTGGCATACAGACACTATTGTTGATGATCAAAGCTTTCATCCTGCCTATCAGGGAGCAATGAAAAATACCATTCGAAAAGTCAGTTGTACCATTCAATTGAGTAATCCTGATGAATACGAAGGAGGAAATTTCGAACTTCTTTCTACTAACAGACAGCCCTATGATGACAAAAAAGGTCTTTTGGAATTAACACCAATATCGCTACCTCATACTAAAGAAAAGGGTTCTGCTCTTTTCTTCACTTCCTGTAATTATCACCGGGTTACTTCGGTAACCAAGGGAATCAGAAGAAGCTTGGTATGCTGGTTTCGCGGTCCAAAATGGGTATAAGTCATAAATAGTATTGACAAATTTTAAATTCGGAGATAATATAAATGGCACGTCCTACAACAAGAGAACAGTTCAAGCAATACTGTCTCAGAAATCTAGGATCTCCTGTAATCGACATCAACGTTGATGACGAACAACTAGAGGATAGAATTGACGAAGCATTACAATACTATCGTGATTATCATTATGATGGCACAGAACATGTTTATTTAAAACATCAAATTACTTCTTCAGATAAAACCAACAAATACATCTCTATCCCAGAAAATATTCAAGGGATCGTGAGAGTGTTTGATATTGGGGATTCTATTAATAGTTCAAATCTATTCAATATTCGATATCAAATTCATCTAAACGATCTTTTTGATTTTTCTAGTGCTTCATATGTTCCTTATGTGAACGCTATGAGACATGTAGAAATGCTTGAAGAAATCTTTGTTGGTAAGAAACCTATTCGTTTCAACCGTCACACAGATCGACTTTATATTGATATGGATTGGGAAACAGATGTTCTCGTAGATGAATACATCATCATTGATTGTTATCGTACAGTAGATCCAAATACATATACAGACGTTTGGGGTGATAGATGGTTACTTAGATATTCGACTGCTTTATTTAAAAGACAGTGGGGCGAAAATCTATCTAAGTTTCAAGGTATTCAACTTCCAGGAGGAATTCAATTTGACGGTGTTCGTATTCTAGGTGAAGCAAGAGAAGAAATTAATAAGTTAGAAGATGAAATGATTACGAGTTATTCATTGCCCGTCCATGATATGATTGGATAAATTATGGCGACGAATAAGTATTTCAATAACTTCTCATACGCCAGAGAACAAGACCTAGTTGAAGATCTCACGATTGAGGCTATCAAGATCTATGGTCATGATGTAAAGTACATTCCAAAAACAATCGTAGCGAGAGATAACTTATTCGGTGAAGATCCACTGATGAAGTTCACAACCGCTGCTGACGTTGAAATGTATATCAAGAATGTTGAAGGATTTGAAGGAGAAGGTGATCTACTCTCAAGATTTGGTCTACAGATACGAGATGAGATGACTTTCACTCTTGCTCGTAAAAGATTTGATCAGATTCGTACAGAAAAGTTGATGACAGAAGTAGGTTATAATCTACTTACAGAACAGGCAAATACGGCTGCTCCATCAAGACAGTTTCTCACAGGGAACAATGAGACAGAATCTATCGTACTAGAAGCAGGCACTGCTAATGGATACTCAATCAGTTCTAATCGTCCATTAGAAGGCGATCTAATCTATTTTCCAATGGTTGATAAGATATTTGAGATTAAGTTTGTTGAACACGAACAGATTTTTTATCAAACCGGTAGATTACAGACATATGATTTACGTTGCGAATTATTTTCTTATAGTTCTGAAAAACTTGATACTGGATATAGTGAGATTGATATTGTTGAAGATCAATATTCACTAGATCAAACTTTCTATCAAACACTTCTTGAAGATGGCGAAGTTCTACTAGCTGAAGATGGTGATGGTATCGTACAAGAATTCCAAATTTCTACAATTGATGCACAAGCAGATAATGATACTGTATATAAATCTAATATACTAGAAGATGATATTATTGATTTCAGTGAAAAAGATCCATGGTCAGAGGGTAGGTTCTGATGTTTGAGTATTTTTATCACGGTACAATTAGACGTTATGTTCAAGTATTCGGATCATTATTCAATGATATTCAACTTGTAAGAACGGATTCGAACGGTAATAGAGTGCAAACACTTGCTGTTCCTTTAGCGTATGGACCCAAACAAAAATTTCTTGTCAGACTAGATACAAATCCAAATCTAGATAGAGAAGTTGCTATATCGCTTCCACGTCTTGGATTTGAGTTGTCAGGCGTTACATATGATTCTACAAGAAAAATAAATTCCACTCAAAAGAATAGTTATATTATCACATCTGATAATACTCAGTTGAGAACACAATATACACCTGTTCCTTATGATATTACATTCGTGTTATCAGCGTTTGTGAAGAACGCGGATGATGGTACACAAATAGTAGAACAAATTGTTCCATATTTTAAACCAGAATGGAACGTATCAGTAAATCTAATACCATCTATGAATATAACTATGGATATACCAATTATATTGAATAGTATAGATTTTGAGGATGTATATGATGGTGATTATTCTACTAGAAGAACTATTATCTGGAACTTCAATTTTACTTTAAAAGGTTATCTATACGGACCAATTACAAACAGCGGACCAATTACAAGAATACAGATTGATCTACATGCTAATACAGCCTTAAATACTCCAAGGTCAAGTCGTCTTGTTACTGTTCCTGGATTATTAGCTAATGGCGCGCCTACTACAAATAGTGCAGCGTCTATTGATAGAAATCTTATAAAGTCTACAGATGATTATGGTTTCGCTTCGAATACCTTCTTCTATACAGACGGTTTGATATATAATCCGGTAACAGGAAGTGATCAACAACCATGAGTTTCGATTCTAAATTCAGTCAGGTACTAAACATAGATCCTCCTAATGAAGTGGAGGTTATAGAACCTAATATTAATAAACAAATAGAAGATGATTACGACTATGCTAGACGTAATTTAAGAGATCTAATTGACTCTGGAATGGGTGATTTAGATAGAGTTATGGAAATTGCTCGACAGAGTGAATCTCCAAGAGCATTTGAAGTGGCGACAAATTTACTTAAAACATTAACTGATACAAACAAAGATCTCCTTGAGTTGGCTAAGAAAAAGAAAGATATATTACAGACAAAAGAAGATAAACCGCAGAATGTAACCAACGCATTATTTGTAGGTTCAACTGCTGATCTTCAAAAACTTATTCAAGGAGAAAAAAATGCAAGAAGTTCAGTCGATTAATTCTCTCAGTGGAGAATTGACAACCCTGATTCTTCCATGGATTGCTATTCTAGTATCAGCAATCATTGCATTTATGTTGAAAGACTTTATAACTAATTTTGCTAAAGGCTTAGCATTTCAGATGAATAGTGCTTTCAATGAAGGCGATAAAGTTATTATTGACGGTTCAGAAGCGATTATCGTAAAAGTTGGTATCAAACAAACTGTATTTGGAGTGTTTAGTGATAAAGGATATACATGGAGATATGTACCAAATGAAAGAATACCTTTTTTGAAAATAGAAAAAGTAGTAGATCCTGATCTACATAAAGATAGTGAAGAAGAAAAAGGTAGAAGAATACAAAAAATGATTGATTCAACGCAAGATAAAAAGATTGATTCTAATCATCATCATATTGAAAAAAATGCAGAAGAAATAGAAAAGTTAAAAAACAAAGATGGTAAAAACTAATAAAGAAATACTAATATATAATGTCAGATGCCTATCTTAGTAATCCAAATCTAAAGAAAATTGGAGTAAATCTCGAATTTACTCAAGATCAAATTCAAGAGTACATTAAGTGTACTCAGGATCCAATATACTTTGTAAAAAA